TTGGTAAGTTCCGCGTATACATTGACCCATATGCTGCTAACCTGACCTCAGGTAACGCAACTCCAGGTAACCAGTATTATGTTGTTGGTTATAAGGGAACTTCCCCATATGATGCTGGTCTCTTCTATTGCCCATATGTACCTCTCCAGATGGTACGTGCTGTTGGCGAGAATAGCTTCCAACCCAAAATTGGATTTAAGACCCGCTACGGCATGGTCGCAAACCCATTTGCTGAAGGAACCACTCAGGGTGCTGGTGCTCTCACAGTTAACACTAACCGTTACTACAGAAGAGTATCCGTCAAGAACCTCATGTGAGTCTTTCTTACAGAGTTTATTTGGAGGGTCTTTCGAGACCCTCTTTTTTTATCTAAATACTTAAAAACTTATTTTTAAAATGGCATTTTATATTCAAAAACCAAGTCTAATCGACTCAAACATAACCGTGTATTATGCAGGTGCTAAAAGATGGTCAGACAATTTTAATGAAAAAGCACTTTATGCAAGTGAAAACGCAGCCAAAGATTTAATGGAAAATAATGATGGTAGAAATGGCGGATGGTCTAAATGCACCATAGTGTCTGAGTAATTTAATGACTAGAGATCAAATTGAGAATAGAAATTTTCTATCTCCAACAGGATTCAAGTTTTCTTTAAAAAGAAGTCCAAAGGTTGCCTTTTTTTGTAACCAAGCAAACGTACCAGATCTAACTCTTGGTGTGGCAATTCAACCAACATTTTTAAAAGACATCGATACACCTGGAGATAAAGTTGTATTTGGTGATTTAAATTTAAGATTTCTTGTGGATGAAAATCTTACCAACTTCATGGAAATTCAAAACTGGATTCGTGGTCTTGGTTATCCAGAAAGTTTAAAACAATTTCATGATTTAGAAACAGGTGCAGTTCTTCCAAATACAAGTTATGCAAAAGGAGGAGATAATATTTACTCTGATGGGACGCTACAGATTTTAAGTAGTAACTTAGTTGCAAAGTTTAATGTTAATTTTAAAGACTTATTCCCATACTCTCTTTCTACATTAACATTTGATGCAACAAACACAGATATTCAATACTTTACAGCAGACGTAAGTTTCAAGTATACTGTATATGATATAACTACGCTTGGCGGCACTCCTTTATGATTGTTGATCTTGATAAAATTCAAGAAATGTGGGAGAAAGATTCAAAAGTAGATCCAGATAATTTACATACAGAGTCTTTAAATATTCCAGTTCTTCATGCAAAATACTTTGATTTATATAATACCATCTTTCTTCTAAGAAAAAAAGCAGAACAACAAAGAAAAAATATTCGACACGAACGATATGAGTATTATTCTGGAAAAGCAGATCCTGATGTTTATGTGGAGGATCCATTCCCTAAAAAGATTCGTGACAAAGATACGATGCAGAAATACTTAGATGCTGACGAAAGATTGTCCACAATTTGTTTAAAAATTGACTACTATGATACGATGCTTGTGTATATTGAAAGCATCTTAAAGATGATACAGAACAGAACCTATCAGATTAAAAATGCTATTGAATTCATGAGATTCAACTCTGGACTGGGGTAAATAAATATTCATAGATGCATGAGACATCGTGAATACAACAGATCTTGTTATTTCTAAATCAAACGAAGTATTTTTAAAAATCAATACACAACCTCATATTGAGTATGAGCTGCGGGATCACTTTAAATTTGAAGTTCCTGGTGCGAAGTTTATGCCTCAGTATCGTAGTAAGTATTGGAATGGAGAGATTCATCTATATGATATGAGATCCAAACAGATCTATGTTGGACTTTTAGATAAAATCGTTAACTTCTGTGAGCAATACGGATACACTTATAAGTTTGAGAATAATAAATTTTATGGACAACCTTTTGAAATCAATGAAGGGATTTCGTATGAGGGCGTGAAAGATTACATGCAATCTATTTGCACTCATACTCCTCGTTCATATCAAGTAGAGGGAGTATACGATGCTCTAAGACATAATCGAAAGCTATTGATAAGTCCCACTGCATCAGGCAAATCTCTGATGATTTACTCGTTAGTGAGATACTATGTTGATAAGAACGAAAAAATACTTTTAGTTGTTCCCACGACATCTTTGGTAGAGCAGATGTATAAGGACTTCCAAAATTATGGTTGGGATGCTGAGTCATATTGTCATCGTATTTACTCTGGTAAAGAAAAAACTAATGAGTTTCCAGTTACAATTACAACTTGGCAGTCAGTCTATAAACTAGATCGTTCATTCTTTGAGGACTATAGTGTTATTATAGGTGATGAAGCACATTTATTCAAGTCTAAATCTTTAGTGCAAATCATGACTAAACTACATCACGCTAAGTATCGCTTTGGATTTACTGGAACTCTGGACGGAACACAGACACATAAATGGGTATTAGAAGGATTATTTGGTCCATCTTACAAAATCACGAAGACTGATGAACTCATGAGGCAAGGACATCTTTCTCAACTTGACATTCAGTGTATTGTTCTTAAACATTTACCACAGAAATTTGAAACCTATGAAGATGAAATACAATATCTAATATCACACGAACAAAGAAGTAACTTTATTAAAAATCTCTCCTTAGATCTTAAAGGAAACACTTTAGTTCTATACAGTCGTGTAGAAACTCATGGAGCAATACTCTACGAAAAGATAAATACTAATAAGCAAAACAATCGTAAAGTATTTTTTATTCACGGTGGAGTTGATGCTGAGGAGAGAGAACTAGTAAGAGAGATAACTGAGAGGGAAAATAACGCAATTATTGTTGCTTCTTATGGAACTTTTTCTACTGGTATCAACATTAAAAATCTCCATAATGTTATCTTTGCCTCACCAAGTAAATCCAGAATCCGCAATCTTCAAAGCATTGGACGAGTTCTTAGAAAAGGAAAAGACAAAGTAAAAGCAACACTTTATGATATCGCTGATGATTGCTCAAATAAGTCCAAAAGAAATTACACTCTAAATCACTTCATAGAAAGAATTAAAATTTATAACGAAGAAAACTTTAACTATGAGATAATTACAATTCAATTAAAGAACAAATGATCGAAGATGATTTTTACGCAACACTCAAACTAAAAACAGGCGAAGAGATATTTGCAAAAGTAGCAGCGTCTGAGGAAGATGACAGAACAATGTTGATTGTTTCCTATCCTGTAATGGTATCTGAAATCAAAAGTAACAAGTTTGGTATTATTGGATATAAGTTAGAGCCTTGGTTAAAAACAACAACAGAAGATATGTTTATAATAAATCTAGATGATGTTCTCACGATGTCTGAGTCATCGGATATTGAGATGATATCAATGTATCAAAACTTTGTTCGTCAAGCAAACAAGGAAGGAAATCACGCTAAGATTAATCGAAGGATGGGATATATTTCCAATGTTAATGATGCTAAAGATATCTTAGAGAAGATCTTTAAAAGTAGCTAATATATTTTTTAACCTCCACAAAGGTTATTATATACAGTTTGTCATACCTTGTCAACTATTTTTGAAAGTGTTATAATATCTACATAATAATGATAAAAACTTATGATAACTACGGCAGTCATGACCAAAAGAAAGAGGTCAGAGCATTACGTTAACAACAAAGAGTTTCTTACTGCTCTCATTAAGTATCGTGAGGATGTTGAAATAACATTTATTCAAAAGTATGGCAGAGAACCTACGAAAGATGATCGTTCTCAAAGATGGGACACAAAACCTCCTATTCCTCGCTACATTGGAGAGTGTTTTCTGAAGATTGCAAATCATCTGTCATTTAAGCCAAACTTTGTCAACTATATGTTTAAGGAGGATATGATCTCTGATGGAATCGAAAATTGCGTTCAATATGTTCATAATTTTAATCCTGAGAAATCCCAGAATCCTTTTGCTTACTTTACACAGATTATTCATTATGCGTTTCTCCGCAGAATTCAAAGAGAGAAACGCCAACTAGAAATTAAAAATAAAATTATCGAACGCTCTGGTTACAGCGAAGTATTTGACGATAACAATAGTATTGACGGATCAAACTATAGCGATTATAATTCTATTAAGGACAATGTTCACTCCAAACTTCGCTATTGAATGAAAGTTGCAATTATTACCGATACTCATTACGGTGCCAGAAAAAACTCAAAGTTGTTTCACGATTATTTTCTAAAATTTTATAACGATATATTTTTTCCAACGCTTGAAGAGTGTGAAATTAATAAAGTTATTCATTTAGGAGATGCTTTTGATAGTCGTAAGGGTATTGATTTCTCTGCTTTATCTTGGGCGAAAAATAATATTTTTGATCGTCTTCAAGAAATGTGCATTGATGTTCATTTAATTGCAGGTAATCACGATTGTTATTATAAAAATACTAACGAAGTAAATGCCGTAGATTTGTTACTTCGTGAGTATAATAATGTAACTGTTTACTCAAACCCAACAGAAGTTAAACTAGATAATCTTAATATTCTTTTTGTTCCTTGGATTAATCAAGAGAATGAAGCAAATACTCTCAAGTTGATTGAAAAAACAAAGAGTAAAGTTGTAATGGGTCATTTAGAACTTCATGGATTCAGAGTGAATAAACAAGTCATTATGGATCATGGGTTGGATAGCTCTTTGTTTGATCGTTTTAAACTAGTGTTTTCAGGACATTACCACACTCGCTCTAATAATGGAACAGTATTTTATTTGGGAAATCCTTATGAGATGTTCTGGAATGATGTGAATGATACAAGAGGATTTCACATCTTTGATACGGATACTTTAGAAAAAATTTCGATTGATAATCCTTATCGTCTTTTTTACAATATCTACTATGAAGATACAAATTACCAAACCTTTGATACCCGCGAGTATGAAAATAAAATTGTAAGAATCATCGTTCGGAAAAAAACAGATACTAAAAAATTTGAAAAGTTTGTTGATAAACTTTACTCTTGTGGTGTTGCCGAACTAAAAGTTGTTGAAAATTTTGCGATTCAAGAATCTGAAGAATTTGAAGCTTTTGAATCTGAGGACACCTTATCTATTCTGAATAGATATATTGAGGAGGCAGAAATTAGTCTTGATAAATCAATTATCAATAGAATGATTCAAGAAATTTATCAGGAGGCTTGCGAACTAGTGTAAAATGTATATTCTAACGATTTATGGAAAAGAGGAGGATGGGGCATATTCTGTGCGAGATGAAGATGGCGAACAGATTCTTTATTTGTTCGAGGAGGAGGATGATGCTACTAGATATGCTATGATGTTAGAGGAAGAAGGTAGTCCAGAAATGCATATTATTGAAATTGAGGATGACATGATGGTAAAAACCTGTGAAATTCATAACTACAAATATACAGTCATAACACCCGATGATATTGTGAT